CAATGCAGAAGTTACGAAAACAACCCCAGTTATGGTTGTTCCCCCTGTGGACACTACGCCACCTGTTGCGGCACCAGCCATGGAAGCTGTGGAAGCTGTGGAAGCTCCGCTGCCCCCTCCGGAGGTTAAAGTTAAGCCGACAGCTAAGGCGGTCGCCCCAGTACCAACCCCCAAGACAGCTTCCAAAACAAAGAAGCCAGCCTTGACAAAAAAAGTCACAAAGAGCAGCACAAGAAAACCACGAACTACAACGAAACGCGCCGCTAAAAAGACCACCACGAAAGCTAGTAAATAAAACGCAGCGAGATTTTGAGTTTTAAGTTCATCATAACTATTTATGGTGTAGGAGTGTATATGTATGCCTGTAAATCTAAGTCCAAAGTCTCAAACCAGCGCTATAGTATTAACTAGCACTGGTTCAGCAGCCCTCGTTGCCGCCGCATTGCCTTTCGGTATTTATGCTGGTTCAACTGATTTCTTAAGTGGAGCAGCCGACCAAGTAGCTTATACTTATAAGAAACTTGGGGGAGATGTTGTCGACATTGAGATAACCCCCGCCAATGTATATGCGGCATATGAAGAAGCGGTGCTGGAATATTCTTATACCGTCAATCTCCACCAGGGCAAGAATGTTCTTTCGAGCGTTTTAGGAGAACAAACCGGCACTTTTGATCATAAAGGCGATCTTAAAACTGGGCCATCCGGAGATAATTTAAAGTTTCCTCGGTTTTCGCTTGGATATGCTCGCCGAGTTGCGGACGGTGCTTCTGCTGCCGGCGGCTTTGGTGGGACGATACCCGAATATTCGGCATCTTTTGCGCCCCAAAGCAAGGTTCAGGATTACAATCTTCAGGAGATTATTCAAGCGGCATCGTTAAGCGGCGTTGATGACGCCGGAAATGCTGTGGATTATTCAGGGAAAGTTGGCGATAAAAGAGTAATAGTGACGCGAGTCTTTTACCAATCCCCCCGGGCTATGTGGCGGTTTTATGGCTACTACGGAGGTGTTGGGGTGGTGGGTAATTATTCCACTTATGGACAATTCGCGGACGATTCTACTTTTGAGATTATTCCAACGTGGCAAAACAAAATGCAAGCCATCATGTATGAAGACTCCATCACCACTCGAACGTCCAACTACTCATATGAGCTTATTGACAACAAGCTGCGACTTTTTCCTACGCCTTCAAATTGGGGCTTTGGAGCCTTAGACCGAATCTGGGTGAAATTTTATGTAGATTTAGAGGCTTTTGCCACAGGATCCTATGATGTGGGTGTGGAGGGGATAAATAACCTCAACACGTTGCCCTTTGATAATGTGCCATATGCCAACATCAACTCTATTGGCAAGCAGTGGATTCGTAAGTATGCCTTGGCTCTTTCCAAAGAGATGTTGGGTCAAATTAGAGGAAAATTTGCCACTATTCCCATCCCGGGAGATTCAGTCACCCTTAATGCTTCCGATTTGCTCACTCAAGCAAAAGACGAGCAGACCCAATTAAAAGAGAAATTAATGGAGCTATTGAAGGAGACAGAATATCCAGCCCTAGCTAAGTCAGATCAAGAACTTGCCGATGCATCGACGAACACGATGAAAGTCACCCCATTGGGAATCTACGTAGGATAAAGATATAGATGTCAAATGAATGGAAAAGACCTGAACAGCCACCACCCCCGCTTTTTCTCGGAGAAAAAGAACGAAACTTAGTTAAACAAGTCAATGATGAACTCATTGAAAATGTTATTGGCCAACAGATTCTTTATTACCCTATAGATCTAGAATCTACAGACTTTCATCCTTTATATGGAGAAGCTATTAAAAAAAGTTACCTCCCTCCTGTCCGCATTTACGCACTAGTGGAATTTACTGACTATTCTACCTCTTATTTGGAGAATGCAGGAGTGGATAAAACATGGGAGATCATGGTTCACTTCCATCGACGTCGATTGACGGAAGATCAGAACCTATATGTGCGCGAAGGGGATTTTGTGTTGTATGGGGATTATTATTATGAAATAGTAAAATTATCCGAACCTACCAAGCTGTTTGGGCAAGTCGACTATTCTTTTGAAATTGCTGCCACATGCAAGAGAGCCAGAAAGGGACTTTTTGATGCTACCTAATGATTTTGATTTTGCGCAATTGCCAAAAGGCGACGGACCTTTCTCTTTGAGAGAAATCGGCATGCTGAGTTCGACCTTGGAGGACATAGATTATGCTATTACCAAGTGGGCGAAGGAAGATTTGCGCTTGTCCACGATGACGAACGCGGGAAGCATTGTAGTTCCAGTGTTGTGGCAAGTGCCAGAGCGCGCTTACCAAGTCAAACATCGAAAAGACTTGAGAGATGATGCTGAAGGTCTCAAACTGCCATTAGTATCGATTGAGAGGACTGCTATCACCAAAGATCCGACGCGAAAGGGATCCTTCCAAGCCAATCTCTATTCCACAGATCACAATGGGCGCGCAGGAAGGTTTGTGATTGCTAAGCGGATTGTACCCGACAAAACTCGCAATTTTGCAGTGGCGGCAGGTACCCGCACTACCAACGGCGGCGTCCTACAGCGACATTTCCCGAGAGTTAATAAGAAGGTGGTAATCCAGACTGTCTCCATCCCAATTCCGGTATATGTGAATATAGATTATAAGTTTATAATCCAGACAGAATACCAACAACAAATGAATGACTTGGTGTCTCCTTTCATTGCCCGTACTGGGCAGATTAATGCTTTTACCATGTCTCGTAACGGACATACCTATGAAGCGTTTATCCAACAAGGGTTTGCTCACAACAATAATGTGGCCAATTTAGGCGAAGAGTCCCGTGAGTTCCGCACTGAGATTACTATTAATGTATTGGGATATCTCATTGGGGAAGGTGAAAGCGATGATCGTCCAATTGTGCGCATCGATGAGAACACAGTCGAATTTCAATTTCCCAGCGAATCAATTGTTCCCCATGGGATTGATAAGTTGATATAGAGCTACTTCAGGAAGTGAAAACTTCCTTTTATTTATTTTGCCCCCGCCTTTTGGGAATAAAAATACTATTTATTTAATGATTGAAGTGGTAAATAACAGCCATTTTATAGACATTTTATAGAGGGAACCACAATATGTCAGTAAAACAGTTCAAATTTGTATCTCCTGGAGTGTTCATCAACGAGATCGACAATTCTTTTATCCCCAAGTCTGCACAGGCTATTGGGCCCGTCATTGTTGGACGTGCGCAGCGGGGAGTAGCTATGCAACCAGTGAAGGTTGAGTCTTACTCGGACTTTGTCAATATGTTTGGTGATACCGTTCCTGGTTTCGGTGGTGGCGATATTTATCGCGATGGAAACTACCAATCTCCCATGTACGGCACGTACGCTGCTAAAGCTTTTTTGAAAGCCAACGTCGCGCCATTAACATATGTTAGGGTTCTCGGTAGCCAAAACGTTGATGCGTCCGGCACTGGGAGCAAAAACGGGTGGAAGACCGAGAAAAACCCCGGAGCTAGCGCAGGGCTAGCCAATAATGGTGGGGCGTTTGGGCTCTTTGTGTGGACTAGTAGTTCTATTTCTCCCCCGAGTGACGGTTTGACTTCTAATTTGAATGCTGGTACCTTGGGAGCAGTTTTTTATGCCAATCAAGATGTGGGGCTTTTGCTGAGTGGCTCAGCGATTGAGTCTACTGCCGGCGACCCCGGTGTGCGAGGTGTAGGAAAGGTGGTTTCCGCCGATTCTGATGGAAACTTTACAGTGGCAGTCGAGTCTGAGGCCGCCGTTTATGACGAGGTGAAATTCAATTTCGACGAAACTTCTGACCTCTATGTTCGCGAACGCTTTAATACAAATCCCCAACTGGTTAATACTCCGGGTGCAGGCGGATTTTACCCGACTCAGACCAAATANTGGCTAGGCGAAAGCTATGTGCAGCAACTTGAAGAAGATGATCTACTGGGTAACGCCAAAGGAAATGTGGGGGTGCTTCTACCCATTGCCAAATCGGACGATTCCGCTGTAGGCATGCACAATCTTCAAGGTCTTGCAACGCGCCCGGAAGCCGTAGCAGGCTGGTTTATAGGTCAGGACCTGGGATCTGCTTCAAGCTTTAAGCCAGAAAATATGCAAAAATTGTTTCGACTTAAGGGAAGAGATCATGGAGAATGGATTAACAAGAACTTAAAAGTAAGTATCTCAAAGATCCGACAGTCTAATTCTAGTATTAGTGATTATGGGACGTTTTCTGTAATTTTGCGTAAACTTACAGATACCGATAATAATGTAGAAGTGGTGGAGCGGTTTGACAACCTTACTCTTGATCCTGCATCGCCCAATTTTATTGCACGTAAAATCGGAGATATGTACTTCGAGTGGAACACGGACGAACGACGTTTGCGCAAATATGGCGAATATCCCAATCTTTCCAAATTTGTCTATGTACAAATGGATACCGAAGTTGAGGCCGGCGCAACCGACCCCACTTTGCTTCCTTTCGGATATTATGCACCTCCAAAATTCCGCGATATTCTCACCATTACGGGCTCTGTAGCCGATGGAAGCTTAACTAATCGTTTTATTTACGGCGGAGCAGATGTCTATCAATTCGATGATACGGCTGTTCTTTCGGGATCCGCTGCGGGTCCCGGCAATGGTCAATTAACAGGATCGCTAAAGTTCCCCAGGCACCAAATCCGTTACACAGCCGCCGGGGGCGGACTGGTCGACCCAACGAGTGCATATTTCGGATTCCGAACAACGACAACTCCCACATCCACGAAAAATGATAACAGTGTGAAAGACTTGGGGCGGATCCTCTACGCACAGTTGGGTGGCACAGATCCCACTAGTTATGGAGAAAAGAATCCTTCAGAGCTTCCCGGGGTAGATGCCTATGAGGATATCATTACTCTTAATAACATTGTGACGGGAAGTGGTGGGCGAACAGCCACATATACCTCCGCCTCACGCGCTGGAGGAACTGCCGTCGCTCAATATACGGAACTCTTAAATGCTGGTTATAATAGATTCACGGCCCCCTTCTGGGGAGGATTCGACGGATTTGATATCACAAAACCCGATCCTCTTTACAATGATGGGATGGCGGGAACTCCGACCGAGATTAATAGCTATATTTACAACACATGGAAACGTGCCATTGACACGGTAGCCGATCCTGAATTTGTGGACATCAATCTCATGGCTGCACCAGGACTAACTCAGACTTCTCTGACACAACACATGATTAATGTGTGCGAAGAGCGCGCTGATTGCATGGCCCTTGTCGATCTACCTGATGTCTACATACCTGCGCATGAGAGTTATATAGCCTTAAAAAAGAACCGCCTAGGTTCCACTCCAACGAACGCG